AACACTACTTAAATCAAAAGTATTATCATAAATTTCCTTATGATTATCTTCATCTAGACCATCGATTGCACTAGGCATTGCAAACTTAGATGATACATAAGTAGGAAAGTCACCTTGCTTTTCAACCTTAACTCTAAAATTAACACCATTAGGACTTAAATCAAAGATACGAGGACCTAACTCAGATGCGTCTTCGCCTTCAATTGCATCGGTAATAATATTATGAATTTGCTTACCATAACGAAGCATTTTAACCTTACCATTATTTTCAGGATTAACAGGGTCGTTAACTACATAAACATTTACCAACCACTTTTCAGAACGGACTATAGCCTTAGCTTTTTCCTTTTCTTCTTCACTACCAGTACGAAGAATCTTATATCGCTCTTCAGCAATAGGATCTCTTTCACCAAAGGTTTGAAGAGAGATTGCACTAGTATATTGACCAGTAGCAAAACTATTCCAACCATGCTGATAATAATGAAAGAACGTCTTAGAAGGATCTTTAGCATAAGGTAGTAACCTTACAGTAAATGTATTACCAGGAGGCGTTTTTAGAATATCACCAATTGCGCTTTTATTATTATCATTATCTGCTGCTAATGCAGACTTTATACTATCGAACATTGAACTTGTTATATTACTCATATCTTAATTATAGACTATATTTTTTGTTTATCAACGAATATTTTGAAATTATTAATTATTTTTTTAGATTTAGAGCTTGAATAATATTTTGTTCTAATATAATTAAGTCTTGAAAAATTAGAACTATATATATTTTTTATTTCCGGGTCAATTGAAGATATTATTTTTTCAAAATCACTAAAAGCAAATAATATAAAAATTATTATATCTCTATTTTTTATATGCTTAAGAAATACATTATAATCTCCTTCTCTAATAGTTAAATATTTTTTAATTTCAATTTTTCTATCTTTACAATAATTATATATAAATTTAATTGAATCATGCATTTTTTGAATAGTTTTTTCATCATCAGGATTGTTTAATAAAAATTTATCGTTATATAAGCTATAAGCTTTAATAGCTTTAGGACTAAGATAAAATTTTAAATTAAAATAATTCTCATCATATACAAAATAAGGTGCTTCAAAAAAATCTTTTATTTTTAAATGTTTAAATTTATAAAAAAATCTACTTAATTTATTAATAATTATATAATTTTCATCCGGAAAATTATCAAAATTCTTTCTATATTTTACTGGCTTGTTATTAATCTTCTTACTAACTTCTAAAAAATTATTATAAATTATTTTTTCTATTTCAGTCATTAAACCCGTTGAATTTATTTAAAAATTTAGTTACATATTTACTCTTAGTTACAGAAGGTTCAGTTTGTATATATTTTTTAATTGCGGTAAATTCATTTTCTTCTTCTATAATACTAATAAATATATCACGTAAAGCTTTATTTTCAAGTATTTTTAGAAAAACAGTTGCAAAATTCATTTTTTTATCATGGACTAAAGCTACAAAAGTACAAAAGGAATAAAATGATTTTTCAAATTCAGCAGTTTGTATATCTTGATATGGAGTATTGTTCTTCATTATATTGGTCTAAACAATTTAGTAATATTAATTATAGTATCATTTAAAGATCCACCAGATGCATCTTCATGACCACCACCATCCATAAGCTTAGAAGCTAACTTGCCCATGTTTAAGGTACATTCTTTACTTCTTCTCATATAAACACTTTTACCTTTTAAATTAATTTGAATAACAAAATCTACTTTATATTCATTAATAATTCGTTCGGCAATTTCATTAGGGCTAAAAGTAATAAAAACTCCCGCAACATTATAATTATTACCACCTATTTTTAAATTACCTTTATAAATTGTTTCTTCTTTGAAAAAATTATTAATTTTATTTTGAACTATTTTTAAAGCATTTTTATGAAAGGTAGTAAAACCGAAAAATCCTTGTTTAAAATCGTCTTCAAATTTTTTAACTCTATCACCCGTATAACTCCAAAATACTTGATTCAACGGTAAACTGAAAGGTAAACTTAAAGTATAACTATCATAATCATCAATTAATTTTATTAGAAGTTTTTGATTTTTATTAAATTTATTTTCTAATTTGAAAGTATCGTAAATTAATTTAGTACAAGAAGGATAATCTTTTATAATTGGTTTAGCATTTTCATAATAATCTATCAATTCAGTATGTTCTTTATGATGGTCAATTACAATAACATTTTTAAAATCACATAATTTTATACCTTCTTTTTTTAAATTTAAATCACTTATAACTACTAAATTATATTTTTTAAAATTAAAAAACGCAAGGTCAGTTAAAAACTTTTTTTCAGTAGTAACTGTATAACTTACATCTTTACCTTCATATGCCTTTTTTAAACATAAATAAGAACCAGCCCCATCAAGATCAGCATCTGTTATAATATGGACTTTATGCATTTATTTTATTTAGTTCCTCTTTTTAATTACTCAACATATTAAGAGTATTAGTAAGATCAGCCATTTCGCTACCATCATCATCTATGTTTAAAGTTTCGTCCTCTGAAATAGTTAGTGTGTCATAATTTAATCTTAAAGAAGTAAACCCGTAATTAGCACCATATCTATTTTTCATTAGACCCATTTTTACTATGCCAAGTTCTTTATCTTCATCATCTTGGAAAATGCTAAATATACAGTCAGCAGTAGCAGCCATACCTATAGATTCAGATATAGTATCTAATCCAGGGTTTTCCTCATCATAACCTGAACGATTTAATTGAGTTGCAGATATAAAAGGACACTCAAAAACGTAACTTAAAGCTCTTATACCTTCTGCAACATGTTTAACTCTTTCATAAGAATTATCACCATATGGACTTTTAAGTAAATTTAAATAATCAAGTACAACTGCATCTACTTTTATACCTCTATTTTTTATTTCAGTAATATAACCTTGAATATTTTGAGGAGTTATAGTACTAGGGGGAAACTCTTTAATTAAAATTTTACTATCAGGCTTACCATTATTATAACTTTTAATTTGTTCAGATAAAGATTCACTTGCACTTTTTAATTCTTTCATTGGTATGCGAGTTATATTAGATGATAATCTTCTCGCATAAATCATTTCAGACATTTCAAGACTTATAACTAAAACTGTTTTACCTTGCGAAGCAATATTGCAAGCTATATTACCTAAAAATATAGATTTACCGACGTTAGATTCACCAGCAAATACATATAACGATCTACCATTTTCTAAAAACCCTCCATCAATTTTATTATCTAACCATTTCCAACCAGAAGATATAGTAGGTTGGTCAATATTTAAATCATCTATAACTTTATCAATATTTTTAAATAAATCTAAACCTAAATCACTTTTTAGATTAACATTACAACTTTTCTCAAAACTATCTAAAATATAACTTGTATTAACTTCACCTTTACTTACGTCTTCTGCTACTGATAGCATAGTATTATATATAGCTCTTTCTTTTAAAAATCGTTCAGTATTTACAGTTAACTCTTCATCATTAAAATTTTTATCTATATTAGGAAAGTTTTTAACTACTGATTTAAAACTATCTTTTAATTCATCATTTATTAAATAAGATTTAAGTTCAGTTACAGTAGGTATGCTTTGTCTTTTTACATAAAAAGTTTTAATAATATTAAATACAGTTTTAATATTTTTATCATTAAAATATTCAGGCTTTATATGTTCTATAATTTGAGTTAAATAACTTTCGTTAGTTAAACTTTTATAAATTATAACCTGCTCATAATAATCTAAATTTAATCTACCTACTTCTTCCATTTATTTATAAAATATTTTTGCCCTTCATAAAATTCTTCACCTGGGTTAGTTAATCCAGGGCTTGAATGAATTATTGGTATATCCACAACTCCTATTTTAATATGATTTTTATTACATTCAAGACTAAAATCTAAATCGTAATAATGAAACTTAGATGGATAAGATTCATCAAATTTTACATTAGTTGGTAAATTTTCAATATTAATGCCCATAAACACACCATCAATAACCAAAACACGACCTGGTATAGGACCAAACGAGGTATACTGATATTGTTTAGGAGATCCATGAGCGACATTTCCTTTTTGATCTTTTCTTTCGGACATAAGATGCCATAAAGCAGGCTCTTTAACTTTACATGTTGTTGCCCCTGCGAGACCAAAAACTGTATACATTTTTCCGTAAGTATCCAACCTAGATAACAGATCCCCGCAATTGATAAAAACATCATCATGGACAAATACAGAAATATCAACGTTATTACTACGAGCATCTTCCAAGAAGTTATTATAACATTTTTGCAAACTTTTAGTATTTTTTTCTTCATAATGTACTGGTATATCGTAATATTTTATATTGAGAGATTTATATAATAAAGTATCTTCTTTTTTACCTTTCGTGGTTGTATAAATTTTATATTTCATTTAAGTATGGTTCTATTTTAATTGCTCCAAGATGTTTGTAATTATTAATAAATTCATCACGGTGTATTTTATTATAGAATACTGATAATGAGTATCCACCAAAACCTCCTCCACAATATTTGGTCGCAATTGCATTTTTAACAACTGGTAATATATCCATACCCTCTTTTAATTGAGCTTCGTAGCTCATATTAACACCAGCACATAATTGCTCTAAATTATTATTTTGTACACCAACATATGCTAATCGGCTAGACCGGGCCAATAAATTATAATCACGATCATTCGACGCAATCGCTGGTGAATCGTGACTAATTCCAGTATAATATAAAGCCATTTTACCTTTTAATATATCACCATTTCGTTTTAATATAAGATAAGGTTTTTTACCACTCTTCCAAACACATAATCCTGTTTCTTTTATCACAGCAGGGTCTTGCCACCCAACACCTAAATCTAATTCACTTTGTACTCCGTCTTTACCATTTAATAATGCCCATGCTCCACTACCTCCGAGTCCAGATTTGGTTTCATACGGCCAATTGTGTAAAGATACAGTTGGTGATATTGCGCAATTTACTATAAACCCATCATCTCTTGCATGTTTAGGTATATCTAACCACCCGCCGGCTAAGTCGACGCGTAAAGGTGATTCATTAGGAGTATTTATATTATTAAGAATGGATGATGTACTTATAGGGTCGAACTTCGGAGGTGTTTTTTCTAATTTAATATATTCTATATTATGGTTTAAACAGAATTCTCTTTTATTTTTTTCAAACTTATCATCCGAGGTAACAACTAAAACATCTGGGGATATCTTTATTATTATGTCTTTAAAATTTAAACCATTTTTATCTAAATTACCACCAATTACCACCTCATCAATAAAAGATATATTATTTAAAATTTCTATCTTATGCTCAATTGGTATACTTGGACGTCTTTTTTTATACTGATATAGTACTTCATCAGATGGTATACATACTACCAGTTTATCTCCTTGTTTAAGAGCCTCTTTGAAAAATTCTATATGACCTGCATGAATAATATCATAACAACCTGATACAAATACTTTACTCATATTCTTTCCTATCATCCATTTCAGGTTTATGGTCTCTATTCCAGATCATACCCATAATATTCCATAAAGCAGCTCCTAGATGGTCTTCACTATTATCACCGGTAAAGTCTTGCATAAGATGTCTCATTGCACTATCATATAAGACTGAATGCTTCATACCTTTTTTCCAATTATTTTCTCCATATGTATCTGCACCTTGAATATATCTCACCATTACATCGTTAAGTGCTTTATGTGGAACTAAACTCATACGTAGTTTACCATCTGCATTATCTCTTTGGGCTCCAGTATCAAATTGACGAGGTTTTCCTGTAGTTTTTAATCTAGCCATTAATAATATTATAAATAGGTTCCTCAAAAATCATATCTTGAGAATTAAAATCATTATCTTTTACAATAAAATTGTCACCTAACCATTTTTTATAAAAAATAGCTCCTTCACTTTTTATATCAGAATTAACATAATAAAACTTTATATTATCTTTATGTTTATAAACAGCATTTTTAATTAATAATTTTGCTATTCCTTTACCTCTACTATCTTTAGAAGTAACTATATAATAAGTTTTTAAAGCATCTTTATATTTATCATTAACTGTATATGCATGCAATCCTAAAACTTTACCTTTTTCATCTGTACATACTTCGATAGGATATTTATCCCACCAATCTCTACCTGACCAAGTATGGCCGAAAGTATTTAAAATAAAAGAATCAGTATTATTATAGATAAATTTTATAAATCTTAATTTATCTATTTCATTTAATTTACCAATTGTTACATAATTTATATTCATAATGTTAAAAATGGTGAATCATATACAAAGCCATCTATTTCGGTTAATCCTTCAAACGAATAATTGTATAATATACCTTGACTTACTTCTTTATAATCACATCCTCTTATAGATGATATATTACTATCTTTATAAAATAATGTACTACCTTGTCTTGCTATATATATATTCATAGTTTTTATGTTTATTATCCATAATGCAAAAGTACCTTTTAATTTTTCAATAGTATATAAAATATTTTGTACTTCAGTTTCTGCATCTTCACAAGGCCCATGGTTATATTCAAATTCATCTAATAAAGCAGGTATTATACTACTATCAACTGGATTATCGTGCATAGGTACATATTCATCTTTAAGCTCTTCAAAATTAGTTAACACACCATTATGAGCTACTATCCAATCACCGACCAAAAACGGGTGAGAAGTTTCTTCTTTCCAATCTCTTCCTGTTCCGGTAGGTGCTTGATTGTGACCTAAATATAAAAATCCTTTATCGGTTGGTATTTTATCTTTATTAAAATCTATATTACCTTTTTCTTTAATAATTTTATAATTAGCTTTATTATAACAATAAAATATACCTGTTGAAAAATTACCTCGCTTTTTATTAGCTTGCTGTAATACTTCAAAAGTACTTAAATCATTACTACAATAAATACCACACATATATCTATATTATAGTATAAAATTAATAAAAATCAATAAATAATAATATGAGTTTACATAACTGGAATAACAAAAACATTATAACTGAAAATACTTCAGGTTATTTAGAGAATTTAGAAAATGCAGAATATGATATCGTAGAAGAAGCAAGAGGTAAAAAAATTGCTGACCCTTTAAGAGCTAAACTAATGGGAATGGAAGATATTAGAGATCTAAAAGGTACTATGACACCAAGATACTTTGCAACTAAAGTTATTAGATTTTTACAAAAGGAAAACCCTGAATTAGACTTAGAAAATTTAACTGATGATGATATTCAAAATGCTATAAATGTGGTAGCTAACGTTTCTAAACCTTTAGCTCAAAGATCTGATATAAAAATTACTACTAGAGAAAGAGGAGCTGCAAAAGAAGGTTTAAAGAAAGGCGATACTGGTTTTGAAACTTTACAATTAAATTTAGGTGGTGATAAAGTATTTAAATCTGAAGGAGAAGTAGGAGAAAATGATTTATATACTACTATTAGTGACGGGTTAAAATATAGACTTACTCTTAATAAATTTAAAGGTACTAAAATTAATTTAGATGATATAAGTCAAGATGATGTAGTTTCAGTGGTTATAGTTAAACCTAGTGAGTTAGAAACAGTAGATAAATTTGGTGGTGAAATTGATTTAGGTCAAAGAGAAAAATTAGTAGCTGATTTTCCAGAAGGAGAAGAGCATAATCATGAAGATGGTGAAAGCTGTCCTAGTGATGAAGAAGGTTGTCCAAGTGATGAAGAAGATGCTGAAATTGATCACGAAAAAGCTGATTTAGATGATGATGGAGATCTTTCTGAATATGAAAAAGCAAGAGGCCAAGCTATTGCTGATGCTATTGAAAAGCAAGACAAAGAAGAAGATGCAGAAAGATGCCCAGTAACTGGTAAGTTAAGAAAAAAGAGTGATGAAGAAACTTGCGATGAAGAAGATGAACAAGTTGCAATGTCGCAATATGATATAAATCGATATTTAATTAACCAGCAAAGAGAGAGAATGCGCAGCAATCTTTCATATGAAAGATTGCATAGACACGGGTATTAATAAACTATAGATTTACAATTATTATCTTTATAAACTGAATCTAATTTATCTTGCTGTTTATAAGGTAACGGGTCTATATATCCTGCTTCTACAAAACCTTTTAATCTAAGAGCACTACTTGCACTATTAGCATCGCATGGGTATTCTCCAGAATAACAAGTATAAGTATCTCCAAAGTTTACACCTAACTCTATACCGTTTAAAATTATTTCTTTTTTACTCAATTCTAAGAGAGGGGCTCTAACACTTATATCAACTTCTCTATTTAATAAACATATTTGATTTATTTTATCAACAAATTGTACTGAACCGTCCCAGTAACCTGCTAAACTATCTGCTTCAGCAGCTCCATACCATACTTCATCTGCTTTAAGTTTTTCGGCATATGATAATAAAATACTTAAAAACATCATATTGCGAAAAGGTACATAAGATTTTGGTTGAGCTTCTCCCATTATATCTTTTACATCAGGTGTATCAATATTATTATTAGTTAAAGAAGATGTATCAGCTATATCCTTAATATATTTTACATCTAATAATTTATTAGTAAATAATACATTAGAAAAATTATGCTTAGCATTAACTAATTGTTTTTCAGCTGCATGTAACTCTAAATCATGTCTTTGACCGTAATCAAATGTTACTGTATGAACTTCTTTATATTGTTTTCCAGCTTTATATAATAGTACAGATGAATCCATACCACCTGATAATGTTATTACTATTTTATTCTTCTTCATCTACTTCGTCTGGAATAATTTCTTCTTCATTTGATTTATTACTATAAGCCCACTCTTGTTTAATTCTTTCTTCTATAACAGGTATAATAGTATTATCCCACAGTTCCGTATTATCTTTCCATTTACTATAATAACCTAACTTAGTCTCATCTGGTAATTGATAAGTTGACCCAGTTTGAATAACTGCACCTAAACCTACTGCTAAATCTAACAAACCATAATACTTATTAAGACCTTTATCAAAAGATAGATACATTTCCCCTTGTAAGTATTGCTTAATAAATCGATTCTTTACAGTTAAAGCTCTAAGAATAACACCTGAATAATTTTTCTGACCTATAGCTAATTTACCATCAGTATTTTTATCTTCTTTAACAGGCTTACGAGCCAATTGAATAGTTACTGAAGGCAAATATACAGTAGCAGTACCACCAGGCATAGCCTTAACTAACGAAGGAAATAATGCAGCAGGATCTTCATATATATGATTAGTAGCTAAAATAGTAGTTTTAGTTAATCCTGATAATTGAGTACATGTTCTAAGCAAAGTTTTCATAGCTTTAGCTCTACTACCCATATCAGCTGAAACATTGCTCTTTTCCATTCTACCAATCTGCAATTGACTCTCCATGTTACCTAAAGAGTCGATAGCAATAATAAACTTACCTTCTTGACCTTTCTCTTTTACTTTAGTTAAAAAATCATAAATTGTATTACGACATTCTTCAATACTAAAGACAGGTACATATTTTACTTTACTGACATCTAAACCTAATGCTGCTGCACCATCTTTATCAATAGCATTTTCACTATCGAATATAACTGGTATTAAACCTTCTTTCTGCGCATTAGCAAGAATCTTTTGTAATATAAAACTCTTACCAGTCATACTCGGACCAGCTAAAAGGGTCATTCTATTCTTAGGTATACCACCAAAAAGAGATCCTGAAACTATACCATTAAGTACCATTGAACCAGTATCTAACCAACCATCCACATTACTTAAAGCACTTTCATTTAGGAAAGATGCATATGGATTAGACTTATCTATTACAGATAAAATATCATCTATTTCTTTACTCATATACTTTATTATAGTATATGTTTTTTATTTATCAATAAATTCTTTAAATTTATCAGCATCTTTTAATTTTTCAAATTGCATTGTATGCTCATAAACATTAGTCCACCTATAAATATCCCATTGCCATTTATTAAAATTTTCTTTACAAAAGTCTGTATATTCCATTTCCCAATCAGAATGAAATGGTACTGAAAAACCGTAAGATTTCCATCCTAATTTATAATCCCATATTTCTTGTGGTGTCATTATAGGGAACCTCTCATATATGAGAGGCTATTTTTTATTTATTTTTCTACTCCTTCCAAAAAAGTTATTAAATTTTTTGGAGATTTAATTTTTTCAAGTATATCACCAGTTATTTCTACTTTAAACTCATCTTCAATTTCTAAAATTATATCCATCATAGTCATTGAATCACAACCCATATTTTTGAATTCAGAATTTAAATTAAATTCATAAATCGGTTCAATATAATCTAAAATAATTTTTTGAACCTTTTTTTGGATTAACATATATTATTCATCAAATAGTTTAATAACTTCAGGTTCACTTTCTGGTTGATTAGCAGGTACTAAAACTGGGTTTACTATTTTTTCATATTGTTCGCAAATACGAGGTTCAATTTTAAATTGTGTACCAATAGCTATATTTTTCTTATTATAGGTAAAATAGTTAGATCTAGTACCATCTTCTTCTGGTGAAACAAATTCTTGAAAGAATAAAGGAAATAATTGAACAGCCATTTGACCATTTTCTCCTTGTTGGACCGTAATCATAACAGGATTTTTTGCAACTAATTCATCTGAAGTTTCGCTTCCAATTTCTGCAAAAAGTGCACGTCCTGCATTATCAATAAAAGTAGTATATTTTTTGTCTGACATACATATATTTTAATAACTATTTTTTATAATTCAACTTAAAAGATCAAATAAATTAGTTTGAACTGCATTACCAGGCTTTTGTATAGACCATTTAACATTTTCATAAAATCTTTCTATAACTGCGTATAGATTTTTTTCAAACATCTTATCATAATCTACGTGAAATATTTTTTTAAATTCATCAGGGTAATAATATTTGTAAGCTAAACTTGGTAAGTTATAAGGATTAGGCTGTTGTAGATAAAAATATCTCACTTTATCACCGGAACTAATAGTTTCATATTCTTTTTCTATATTAAACTTCTTAAGTAATAAATTATGATAATAAGCTGCTTTAACATGTATAGGCATGCCTTTAGCAGTTTTCCAACCATCACATTGACCTGCATATTTTTCATAACCTTTTAATCCGGAAACAAACGTTATATCTTCAACTGGTAAGTCTTTAAAAATTTTATAAGTTTTATCTAGTACTGCATTCGTTTCAGTTATACTTTGAGTAGATAACATAGTTTCAATTATACCTTTAACGTGAGGTTTAATTGCATCAGGCATAGTACTTCTTACTACTTCTACCCCTGTATACTTATACTTATCAGTAGGTATACCTTCATCATCTAACACATGTATAACATAACGTTTTTTCTGCAAAAAGATACCTACATCAGCTATCATTTCACGTTTAAATACAAATCTACAATCTTTAGAGTTTAAAGCTTTACTACCCCATACTTTAATTTCATCATTTAAAAAATCTTCAATATTCTGAACTTCATCATAAAATTCTTTAGTTAGTTTTCCATTATTATCAGTAAAAGATAATCCAGCTTTAATCAAAGGTTTTACTGAAATATAACTACTATCAGTATCGTTATATATAATACAATCATTAAGAGTTTTTTCGTCTTCTATACCGGTCTTTTTCTTAATATATTTTTTAAGTAATTCGTTAGACATCTTAATAACTGATTGACCAGTTAAAGTAATTGAAGAAGCTATATCATCATCACCAAAAGGTGCATGCTTATTACCAAAGTAACCATATATAGAATTAATTAAAACTTTTATACATAACTGCTTTGCATCTAATTGTTCTATTTGAAACTTAAGTTTTGTATTTTTATTTTTTAAATATTTTTTTCTTAATTTACCTAATTCTTTTTTAACCTCTACTCTTTTATTATAATAATAATCTAAAATCTCAGGCATTACCCCTTTCTTTTTCTGAGTAAATAATACGTTAGCTTTACTTATTGCTATTTCTTCTTTCTTACAAAATAGTAAAAACTTCTCATGAGTTAAAGTAAATACTTTACCGTTTGCATGACGTATAACTATTTCATTATTATTTTTATCCTCAATCTTACCAACTTTAGTCTCTGGAGACATATTAAGAGATATCATTACATTAGGGTATAGAGAGTTAGCATCAAATGATATTATATTTTCTTGAAACCCCTGCAAAGGTTCACCAACATAAGCCCCGGGGTTCTTGCCTGAATCTTCGTTTCTTATAAATGAAGGTACGCATTGATTTCGCCTTCTTGATATAACTGCAGTAGCACCATTGATTACTGAAAGAGAACCCATAGCAGCTTCAAAGGTAGTTAACCCTACATAAGCTAACATCTTAATAAGTTCTGTATATTTTAACTTATCTTCAAGCTTAGTTAAAAGTCTAACGTCTTGAATATTATATTCAACAAACGTTTGCCAATCAGTATCTGATAAAGTAGCTAGATTCATATTACCAAAATCTACTTTCTTCTCACCTAACTCAGCTTCACCAATAGCATCAAGTTTATAACTTTCTTTTATACCTACTGAAAATCTTTTATATACATCAAGGTAATCAATTAATGAAACTCCTTCAACATACCATCTAGTCTGCTCTTGACCAAACTGACCCCGTATAGTTCTACTATATACATTCCCTGAAGGAGATATTCTATTAGTCCATTCATCCCCTAGTATACGAGTACATCTATTTAAAATATAAGGCAAATCAAAAAACTCACTATTCCAACCTGACATTATATCCGGGTAATCTTTTTCTATATACTCTACAAACCTCATAAATAGTTCTCTTTCAGTAGAACATTTAATATAAGTTACATCCTCATCTTTATTATTAAAATCTTTTAAACCAAAAGTATAGTAATGACGATTTAAAGAATCAAAAACTGTTATAACGTTAACAGTATGTGTAGGATTAGCAGGTTGAGGAAACTCATCAGGTGAATAAGTTTCAATATCTAAAAATAATACTTTAATAGGATTTTTACTAAACTCAGTTTTTTCATTTACTTTCCAAAAAGTATCAATTAAGTACTGCTGAACTGCAGGTTGATTTTCAAATACTCTTTTTACCCCAGTATCTTTAATATACTTGTATCTATCATATTGGGTCCTAAAACTTTTTTTAATTAATTTAGTACCATAAATAGATTCATAATCACCTTTACCTTCAACGTAAAGGTATGGATCATAAGAAGTAGTTACCTTAATTCTTTTACCTTCTTTGTTCCAAGTAAATAAGTTAATACATCTTTCTCGAGGGTCATAGTATATATTGCGGTAACTCACAATACAATTATATGATAGTTCCTAATTATATCTACCAAGATTAACTCTTTTAGGATCATCTACCGCATACTGATATAATTCTAAATAACAATCAATATTTTTATCATCTTCTAACCATCTCGTATTAGCGTATTGACGAGCTTTTTTACAAATTGATTTATAACGTTTTCTATCTTGTAGAGTAGTTTCAATTTGGGCTATCATATCGTCCCCAGTTTTAAATTTGATCGGCGCATTCTCATAGGTAACTAAATCTTGACAAACTATCGGTAATCCTAAAGCGCAAGCTTCAATATATTTTAAATCAGATTTAGCTTTATTGAATGTATTATCTTGTAGTGGGGCTACAATTATATTAACATTTAAATCAAATAGGCCTTGACCATATTCAAATAGCCTTCTCCACGGATGAAACTCAACTTTACCTGATTGTACTAAATCTCTAATAGGTAATGGATGAGCTCCTAAAAACACCCATGTATACTTGTCAATAGTTTTTCTAATAACATCATTTACATGATAAAAATCATCTTTAAATTTAACTCTATTTTCTATATCAAAGTGAGCTCCGGAGCCTGCGTATAAAATTCGAGGTTTTCTTTTATTTTTATCATAACTTTCCATAGTTCTGTTTAAGTCACAATAATGACCTAACCAAAATTTAGGCATAAAATTAGGTAGTACTGTTACATTATTATTACCAGTTTTAGCTTTGTAATAATCTCTCATAAATGGACAAGTAACTGTTACCTCGTCACATATCTTCATCATTTCTTGAGCAGCATTTCTTATATTAGGATCAACAAATGCGTTTTTATATTTGTTATAATCAGGTATATCTTCATGAAAACAAATATCATCTATTTCATATATTAATCTAATATTATTTTTATCAGCTACTTTTCTTAACCACTGGACAAACTGTAACTGGGCTGGGGTAGCTTGTCTTTGTATTCTTATACCTTTTGTTTGAATATAATATCTTTCATCAACATTCATTACTGTAGTACCATGAACCACAGCTTTACTATGAGCATTCATTACCTGTTCAGGCCATATCATTCTCCAGTGACCGCAGCCCGAATAATCAGCATAATAATTTAAAAATCTAATTAAATTTTGTTCCTGTGTTGCAGGCGGTTGAGCTTGGGTAGGTTGGGGTTGTTGGGGTATTATAACATTATTTTGAAAAGGCCTTGCTATAAATGGATTATTAGCTTGAAATGGTTTATTACCTTGTATTAGCATAATATTAATTAATCAATAAAATTTACTCTTCTAGTGACGCCATTGTGTTTTTCTAAAAATATAATATCTCCGTTAGCAGATTTTATACTTTCTTTTCTATGGCTTATTACCATAACACATTCATTATATTTATCTACTCGTTCATTTAATATTTCCAGTACTAAATCTACACCTTTTTCATCTAAACTACTATCAAATAATTCATCATAAAAGCTAATATTATAATAAACATCACCTTGAGATTTTCTCATATCCATAAAAGAAAATAAACAAGCTAAATCAATAGCTTTTCTTTCTGCCCCTGAAAAATTATTATATAAACAAATCTTACCTTTTTCATTTATAATTTCCTCTTCAAAATATTCATTAAATGCGCAAATACAATTACTATCTAACTTCTTTAAAAAATGAGTCAACTTACCATTAAAATGTGAAAGTATCTTTTTAACTATAAAACTTTTAACACCTTCTTCACTAACTACAAATTTAACCACATCCATTAAATTAATAACTTTTTTAATTGAATCTATTTCATTTTTTATTTCATTAATTTTATTAGTAGTATCTATAATTAAACCATCAAATGAATTAGTCTCATTTTTAATATTATTAATATCAGAATTATACTGATTAATAATATTTTCAATCTCAGTTATGTTACGTTCTAAGTAAGAAATATTATCTTTTTGATTTTTTATTTCATTAATTTTATTATCAATTTTAGTTTTAGCTGCGGAATAACTATTGATTCCTTTAACTATAATTTCATAATCTTTTTTATTATTTTTTATATCATTTAAAATATCATCTAATATATTATTAATTTTTTCTTTTTCCGATTCAATTAAATCTTTATCATGTTCTTCTAATGATCTCAAACACATAGGGCAAGTTGCTTCATCGGTACCAATTTTTGCTAAAGTATTTTTATTAGCTGTTAAATTAGTTTTTAGTTGAACTATTTTTTCATATTTTTCATTTTTATCTTTACTTAAATTAACTATTTCTTCATTTAGTTCATCTGATTTTCTTATATAAGGTTTTTCATCTAATGATTCTACAGTATTTTTTTCTTCTTTATAATTGTTTAAATCTTTATTTTTTGTATCTATTTGATCTTCTATTCTACATATTCTTTGAGCTTTATTTTCTTCGAAGTTATCAACTTGTTGCTGTTGCGTATTTAAATGATTATTAGTTTCTTCTAATCTTGTTATTTCTATATCAAAATTACGCTTAACTTCATTATGTTCATTACGTAACTCTCCAAGCATTTTACTAAAAACTTCTAAATTAAAAATTTGCTCTATAAATTTACGTTTTTCAGTTTTACTCTTACCCATAAAAGGTACATGATTATTAAGAGTCATTATAACACAGTTTTGAAATATTTCAGGGGTTGATGATAAAACTGTATTAATATATTCGTTGGTATTAGATATACTATCTCTTGTTTTATCGTTACCATTTTTATATACGTAAACCTTACTAGGGTTTAAAGTACGAATAATATCAAATTCGTTTATACCATGCTTTGGATCGTCAACGGTAAATGATAATTGTACTTCACAAGTACCTGAAGTTAGATTATTAGGTATAAAATTTTTTTTAATATCTCTTAAAGTGGCACCAAATATAGCAAAGTATAAAGCATCAGCTATAGTACTTTTACCTACACCATTTCTTCTATCTTCTTTATCTCTATTAATACCGGTCACAATATGCAAACCCTTTTCAAAGTTAACTATAACGTTTTCCTCACCAATAGATAAAAAATTTTTAATTTTTAATTCTTTAAAGCTTATGTATTTCATTTAACTCTTTCATATAATGACTGTGAATAATTTACAACATCTTTTTTATTTTCAATATCCAACATATTAACGAACTCTTCTATTGCATGTTTAATATCAACGCCTGATAAATCATAATCCTGATCATTTTCTATTTTAAGTTTATTATAATTTACATCATAATCAATCCTTAATTCTACAGGCTTATAAGTTGTAAGTTTAGTTATTAAAGCATCTAAATGATCACTACTAATATTTTTATCTATAATTAATTTTATAATATTACCCGGTAAAGATTTTTTAAATACATTTTCAACTTCAGTTAAATTAATTAGCTTAGATAAAATAATTTTTATATGTTTGGGTGTAATACTATTTTCAAAAAATTTATATGTTAATTTATCAAAATCCCT